ATGAGGCTCACAACTTCAAGGCGAAGTCATTGACTGGCGTCATGGAGAAGATGGATAGCATTCGCTACCGTATTGGCACAACTGGTACTCTTGACAACAAGAAGGTACATCAGTTAGTTCTTGAAGGTATCTTTGGTCCAGTGCATCGCGTGACCACTACCAAAGCGTTGATGGATTCAGGAAAACTTACCACACTAAATATAACGTGTGTGGTTCTGAAATACTCCGAAGAAATTCGTAAAGGGCTGAAAAATCAAACGTACCAAGAAGAAATGGATTGGCTTGTTAGCAATGAAAAGCGAAACAAGTTTATTCGAAACTTGGCAGTAACTTCTAAGGGAAACACGCTGGTTCTTTTTCAATACGTTGAAAAGCACGGCAAAGTCCTATACGAACTTATCAAAGATAAGGTACACGAAGATCGAAAAGTATTTTTTGTTTACGGTGGCACTGATGTTGCAGACCGCGAAGCAATCAGACATATCACAGAGGGTGAGAATGATGCGATTATCATTGCATCGTATGGCACGTTCTCGACAGGTATTAACATCCCGTCAATCGAGAATGTCGTGTTTGCATCACCATCGAAAAGTAAAATCCGTAACTTACAATCAATCGGACGTGGTCTGAGATTGAAAGACGGTAAGACGTCTTGTAACTTGTATGACATCGCTGACGACTTGCATTGGAAGTCTTGGAAGAATCATACATTGAATCACGCTGCAGAGCGTTACAAAACTTATGCTGAAGAAGAGTTTAAACTCAAACTTGTGGAAGTAAATTTATGACAGAATATTATGTAGTGTTGCGACTGGTCTCTGGAGACGAGTTGATGGCAGTTTTGGAAAGTGAAGATGAGCATTACATTCAGCTACTCAATCCCATCTCAGTTAGAACTGTCCCTCTGATTCACGAGGGAAAAGAGCATGTCTTGACGACTCCGTTCTGTCAGTTCACAAAAGACCCCACGTTCATCTTAGACAAGAAACATGTGCTGTTCGTTAAGCAACTTGCGAACGCGATGATTCCACATTACTTGCAAGTTGTGGAGAACTACTCTCATGCTGAGAACTTCAGACCTGCAACAGATTTTGAAGATCAAGATAGCATGACGCCAGAGGAGGCAAGGAAACGGATCGCGATGCTCGCTGAGATCTTTGGAGAAGAACTCGATGACGAGTTAGAAGAGGAAACTCCGAAGAGTACATTCGTTAGTGGAAACGATACGAAACATTAATCGTTCTCATCATCAACCCTAACACCGTAACTTTACATCAAGACAAATAAAAAAGCAAATCTTTCTGCGATGCAATGTTGCAAGAAATAAAACTTGTCTTTTTGCGGTGGTTGTTGTATACTTCTTGTCATGCCTCGAATAACAAGAGGAACAATACTAAATGGCACATTACGTAAACAACGCAGATTTTCTAAAGGCGTTGATCGAGTACAGAGAAAATGTGGAACAAGCAGCCAAAGATGGCAAGCCGAAACCACAGTTGAGTAACTACATTGGGGAATGTATCCTCAAGATCGCTACGCACCTCTCATACAAACCAAACTTTATCAATTACTCATACCGCGATGACATGATCCTCGATGGTATAGAGAACTGCATTCAGTACATTGATAACTTCAACCCTGACAAGTCCAGCAACCCGTTTGCATACTTCACACAGATTATCTACTATGCGTTCTTACGTAGAATTGCCAAGGAGAAGAAGCAGTCTTACATTAAAGGTAAGCTGATTCAGGATATGCCGTTTGAAGCCTTTGAACTACAAGAAGGTGATGATGGTGACTATCACAATGCATACCTAGAGTTTATGCAGAACAATCAGACGTTTGATGATTCATTCATTGAGCGAAAGAAAGCGAAAACGAAAAAGAGAACTCAAGTTAATCTTGATGACTTTATTAATGATGGGAATGATTATGGCGAGCAACCCAATACGGGACTTACTGAATAGCCTTGCAACAGGACAAGCACCAGCGATAGCAAGACCTTCTTACCGCAGAAGTCGTGTCTCTCGACGCGCTCCTAAGAAAAGAACTTTGAAAACATGGACATGGGATGGGTGGGATTCACCTGTCAATTTGAATAAGAAAGATATTATGACTGACAAGATTTTCCTCGGCGTTTCTGACTTTGATGACTTGATCACTTCTGAGATTCTCCAGAAACGTGTTCAGGCTGGTAAACAAACAGTTCAACGTGAAACTACTGTATTGGCTAACCGCCAATCTTGGAAAGCATGGATCGAAGATCAGTTCGATGGTGACCTTCAAGTGCAGGGTTCTGCTTCTGCTGGCTTCGTCATCATGGAAGCAGAACTTAACTACATCACATACTCTGTGAACTCAAGTTCTACCAATGTGCGTGTTCACGGCGATAAAGACTTCTGTGAAGAAATCATCGCATTGGTTGAATCAAACTTCAACGTTGTCACATCCCACATCGAGTGGATCTACTCATCAGACGGCAACTCCGTCAACGTCCCATTGAATCGTGATCGTCTCCCATGCGATGAGATGTATCCATTCCTCAATGGCGAAACACTGGCTTCGTACTACGAACGCTTCATGGCATCTTCTGCCAACATCCTACTTCTAATTGGTCCACCTGGAACTGGTAAGACTACGTTCATTCGTGGTCTGTTGTCACACACTGATTCTTCTGCGATGGTAACATACGATGCCAACATCCTTGAGAAGGATTATTTGTTCGCTCGTTTTATCGAAGACGAAACAAACGTTATGGTGTTGGAAGACTCTGATGCATTCTTGAAGTCTCGCTCTGACGGCAACACAATGATGCACCGCTTCTTGAACGTTGGTGATGGTTTGGTCACAACCAAGGGTAAGAAGATGATCTTCTCTACAAACTTACCAAGCATTCGAGACATTGACTCTGCCTTGATTCGTCCAGGTCGTTGCTTCGATATCGTCACATTCGATCAACTGAACGTTGAACAAGCGAACAAACTCGCAGACAAACTTGGTGTAACATTGCCTGTCCGTGAACGTGGTAAGGAATCTGATAAGTACTCTATCGCAGAGGTGTTCAACAAACAGTCTGAGCAAACTGAAACTGCTAAGACTTCACGAAAGGTAGGTTTCTTTTGAAGGTAGCCATTATTACAGACCAGCACTTCGGTGCTCGTAATGACAGCGTAGCATTCCTTGATTTCTTCGAGAAGTTTTATGAGACGATCTTTTTTCCTGCTATTGAACAAGCTGGCGTTACCGCTGTTCTTATTCTTGGTGATACTTTTGATCGTCGTAAGTACATCAACTTCTATGCTCTAGACAGAGCCAAAAGAATGTTCTTCGATAAGTTGGAAGAAAAAGGTATTCGTGTTCACATGCTGGCTGGCAACCATGATACCTACTTCAAGAACACCAACGAAGTGAACTCACCAGACTTGCTTCTTCGCGAGTACAATAACATTGACGTTATCGATAAACCAGAAACGATTGTTATTGATGGTACTCCAATCTGTATGATGCCGTGGATCTGTCCAGAGAATGCAGCTGACTCTCTAGCAGAAATGAAGAAAACAAAAGCGCAAATCTGTATGGGTCATTTTGAGATCGCTGGGTTTGCAATGTACAGAGGAATGGAAAGCCATGATGGTCTCGACAAAAAGATATTTGATAAATTTGACTTGGTTTTTTCTGGGCATTACCACCACCGTAGTTCTAATGGTCACATCCACTATCTCGGAAACCCTTATGAACTCACGTGGCAAGACTATAATGATCCCCGAGGATTCCACCTGTTTGATACAGACACAAGAGGATTCGACTTCATTGCAAATCCTTATACAATGTTTGCGCGAATCGAATACGACGACAAAGACAAAGAACCTGTCGACTTAGATGCTCTTGAACTGAATGGTAAGTTTGTCAAGCTAGTCGTTGTCAATAAAACCGACTACTATAAATTTGACAAATTCATCCAGAAGCTGTATACTAAGGGTTGTCATGACATCAAGGTTGTCGAGAACTTCTCTGAATATGAAGAAGGTGAACTCGCTGAAGAACTCAACCTTGAAGACACATTGTCAGTACTTGCACATTATGTAGATTCCATTGAAACTGACGTTGACAAAGAAAAGATTAAAACGTATATGCGAGGTTTATACACCGAAGCAGTCAACATCGAGGTAGTTTAATGATTGTATTTGAGTCCGTTGAATGGACAAACTTCTTGTCCACAGGCAACGCACCTAACAAGGTATTACTTAACAAATCACCAACCACTCTAATCATCGGTAAGAATGGCGAGGGAAAGTCAACCATCCTTGATGCGTTGTGCTTCTCTCTCTTTGGTAAGCCATTTCGTAACATCAACAAGGGACAACTTGTAAACTCCATCAATGGAAAGAAGTGTCTCGTTACTGTTGAGTTTTCCATTGGTCCAAAGAAGTATAAAATCATTCGTGGTATCAAACCGAACGTGTTCGAGATCTGGTTGAATGGTGAGATGGTCAATCAAGATGCCGCTGCCAAAGATTACCAGAAGGTTCTTGAGCAACAGATTCTTAAACTAAACTTCAAGACATTCACGCAAGTGGTTATCTTGGGTTCAGCCTCGTTCGTTCCATTCATGCAGTTGACTTCTGCTCAACGCAGAGAGGTTATCGAAGACATTCTCGATATCCGCATCTTCTCGACTATGAATCAGTTGTTGAAAGAAAAGTCCAATGAAACCAAGGAAACCATTAAGCGTATTGAATCAGAGATTACAATGGCGAAGAGTAAAGTTGAAGGACAGACTCTACTCATTAAAACTCTTAGCGATGCCAAGTCAGAAGCTATTGAGTCTTTACTATCTAAAGTCGAAGCTAATAACTCAGAAATACTCCGAAGCGAAACAACGGTGGCTGAAACACTTGCTCAGATTACCGCACTCCAATCACAAACTGAGAACAAGAGTAAGGTTGATAGTGACATTGAAAAAGCGAAGGGGTTTAAAACTAAGCTGGTTTCCCTCGTTGAACAGTATGAACATCATGCCGAGTTCTTCAATGAGAACAGCGTTTGCCCGTCCTGCGAACAGGGTATTCCGCACACCCATAAAGAAAGTATCGTTAAAGAACTGACAGCTAAGATTGAGTTTGAGAACAAACGTCTCGCTGATATGGAGAACATTCAGAATAAGCTAACTGCAGACTTGGCAGCTATCAACAATGTTCTGAAAGAAATCACTGACTTGAACATCACTGTCTCAACTTACAATGCGAACATCGCTATGTTGAACAAGATGAACAAGACTCTCCAAGAAGAGATTGAATCTTCAAAGGCTGACACTGCGAACGTTGATGAAGAGAAACGCAAGTTAAAAGAGTTAGCTAAAGAAGCGTTGAATAAAATCAATCAGAAAACTGCTCTTCAAGAATCCAGAAACTTGGAAGAAGTTGCCAATGCTTTGTTGAAAGACACAGGCATCAAGACAGCTATCATTCGCGAGTACTTGCCTATCATGAACAAGCTGATCAACAAGTACCTAACTGCAATGGATGCTTACATCCACTTCGAGTTGGACGAAGGGTTCAACGAGATCGTTAAGTCTCGTCACCGCGATGACTTTACATATGCAAGTTTCTCTGAAGGTGAGAAGATGCGTATCGACTTGTCAATCCTATTCACTTGGCGTCAGATTGCAAAGATGAAGAACTCAGTTAACACTAACCTTCTTCTTCTGGATGAAATCTTCGACTCGTCTTTGGATACAGCAGGTACTGATTACTTCTTGAACCTGATGAATCAGTTTGGAGAGAACACAAACATCTTCGTTATCTCTCACAAGGGTGATCAACTGTTCGATAAGTTCAGAAGCGTCATTAAGTTTGAGAAGCGAAACGACTTCTCCGTAGTGGCTAAAAACTAAGAGTTGTCTTGCAAGATTAGTTGGGGTATAATTTAGTCTACTGTACACAGGCTAAATTATGGAAATCAATTCATCTGACCTATCTGCAAGACTGCTTGCAACTGAAAACATCTCTGTAGTGCGCGCACGAACACGCACTGCATCATTTGACATTCTGTCTCGTGTGCTGACACTTCCAATTTGGAAAGACATGACTCCCGAGATTGAGGAGATGCTTGTCGGTCACGAAGTGGCTCATGCTCTTTACACTACTGAAGAGTACACCAAGCCCATCGAAGACAACCCAAAACTTCATTCGTATATGAACATCCTTGAGGATGTGCGCATCGAGAAGTTAATCAAACGCAAGTATCCAGGTCTGCGCAAGCGCATGAACGAAGGATACCGCCAACTCAACGATCGTGATTTCTTCGGCGTTAAAGAAATTCAATCATTTGACGATCTGTTGCTCATCGACAAAATCAACCTGTACTTCAAAGCTGGCTTCCAGTGTGGTGTCACATTCACACCTGAAGAAAAGGTATTCGTCGCACGTGCTGAAAAGACTGAAAGCATCGACGAGATCATCCAGTTGTCAAAGGACATCTACGAATTCTCTAAAGAGAAAGCTGCTGAGCGTAAGAAGAATAATAAACCCACTAATGCTCCAACTGAAGCTGACCAGAAAGATGCAGAAGACGCTGCTCAAGAAGAACTTGATTACGGCGACGATGACGACGACATCGTAGAACAAGAGCAGGTCGATAAAGACGATGCTGCGCAGACTAAGACGATGACTAATCCAGCGCCAGAGAATGACGAAGTGTCTGACGAAGAACTTGAGTCTGCAACTGACAAGGCATTCAACAAACAGTTGGAAGACCTAGCTGACACCAACACTGTCTACAAATACTACACATTAGATAAGACGTTCCGCGCCGATACTATTATTGGTTACAAACGCATCCTGTCTGAAACACATGACACTTGGGAGAACGTGCATGATACACGTTTGAACAAATATAACAGAGCCAAAGAAGATGACGAGAAGGCTCGTAAGAGTTACATCGAATTCAAGAATAACTCAGTCCGCGCAGTCAACTATCTCGTGAAAGAATTCGAGATGAAGAAGTCAGCGCAGATGTTGAAGCGTGCACAAACTTCTAAGATTGGTTCTCTGGACATGAAGAAGGTATGGGGCTACCAACTGAATGACGACTTGTTCCGTCGCGTCACAACAGTGCCGCATGGTAAGAATCATGGTATGATGTTCTTGTTGGATTGGTCTGGTTCGATGGAGAGTGTTATCCATGACACGCTACAACAAGTTGTGAACTTGGTGATGTTCTGCCAGCGCGTTCAGATTCCATTCCAAGTGCTCGCGTTCACATCTCAATACGAAGATGAGACTAGCTTAGCAGAACGTACACGTAGACAAGCTATGACACGCATCGACGGTGCAAATTCAATCATTGATTGTAATCGCGGTCTACGTTTATTGGAGTTGTTCTCCAACAAGATGTCCACTAGCGAGTTCAATGCAATGGCTCGTCGTGTTCTTGATCGTCGTTTCTTTTGGAACAAACGCTATGACTTGGGTGGTACTCCATTGAACGAGGCTCTCGTTTGGGCTTACCATAACATCGACAAGTACATCAAAGCGAACAACA